GCCCAGCGGGGAGCGTTCGCGGGCGAACTACTCTGCCCCGATTGCCTGCTGTGTGAGGATGACGTGACCTACAACGCGGAGTTCTGCGCCGGAGCGGATGACACCGCGCTACCGGAGGAACGGGAGGTGAGCGAGTGATGGGCAAGGTGACGCAGCAGGACCGGGCGGAGGCCGTGGAGTTCGTTGAGGGGCGGGGGCGGGTGTGGCTAGAGAAGCTGCAGGACCCGGCGATGGCCGAGAAGGCGGAGCGCGCACTGGCCGTCCTCAACGCCGGGATCGCGGCGCTGGAGACGCTGGCTGCGGCGCAGAAGCGGGCCAAGGAGGAGGCAACCGCTGCCTCCTGGTTTGCGGAGCAGAACGAGATAGAGCAGGAGAAGCGCCGGGCGGCGGAGGCGGAGCGGGACGCGGCCCTCGATACCCTGGCGTCCGTCAAGTGCTGCGAGACGTGCTCCGATGGGGGGCCGCAACCCGCGTGGAACGACTGTCTGTGTGAGTATGCTGAGGAGTGCCACCCGGCAGACGGCACGCCTCTGTTCGGTCGCTGGACGCCCGCCAGCAAGGAGCAGTTGTCCGAATGGGGCAGGCAGGCTGGCGATGCTGATGACATGCGCGACAAGTACAACGTAGCGCAGGCGAGGGTCCGCGCGTTGGAGGACCGAGTCGCGCTCACGAGGACAATAGTGGGCGAGATGCGCAACAAGCGCGACGCGGCGCGGGATGCGCTGGCATCCTGCCGGAAGGCGCTGGAGGACATCCGCAAGCGCGAGTATGGCCGCCCGTTGACGAGCGACAAGTTTGGGCCGCATGACCTGTTCACGAGGCGTGAGTGGTACCTGCGGCTGGAGAAGTCCGCCGGCGTCCCCGTGGCTGACCTGGACCCAGCGGGCGAGGAGGGCGGCGACGATGGGGGGCACTGGCCTTCACCCGTGCAAGACCTGCCTGCACCAAGACACCTGCCCCTACTTCGTGAGCTACGCGACGTGCTTCGGGGAGACGAGCGACGGCTTCCGGCTTGTGTACTGGGAGCCGGTGGAGCCCCTGCAGGGTGCGCCCAAGGGCGCAGAAGGGAGCGTGTGATGGGCAAGCCTTGGCAGTTGGACCGCGAGATGCTGGCTGGGCACCTGAATCGTATGGGGGCGGCTATGCAGGATGGTAGTAGCGCCCAGCACATCATGTCACAGGCCGCCACGCGCCTGCGGGGGGACGCGGACATTGCGGAGAGGTTGCGGGTGGTGGAGGCGGAGCGCGACGCCCTGGCCCGGCAGGTGGGTGGGTGTCGGAAGGCGCTGGAGTGGCTGCGCCAGCGGGGGCTGATCGTGCGCACGGTGCCATCGGGGATGAATGGCCCGGTTGTCCATGACATCGTGAACGGTCGCACCTGGGGGCTCCCCATCCAGCCAGAGGCCGAGCTCCTCGCCAACCTCTCCGCCGCCGCGCAGGTCCAGGCGGAGCACCTGCAGGGCGCGCCCGAGGGCGCAGAGGGGAGTGGGTAGACGTGTGCGACCTATGCAAGATGCTGCTCAACATCTGCCGGGAGAAGGTAGCCGAGCGCGACGCGGCGCAGGCGCGGCTGGCGGAGGTACAGTTCGCTGCGACTGGGGCCATAGAGCGGGCGGACAAGGCCGAGGCGCGGGTGCGGGAGCTTGAGGCGGAGAACCGTGTCTTGCGGAGAGCGCACAACGGGCCGGGAGACCTCGGACACTACAACTGCGCGGGCGAGTTCGTTCCTCCGCAGGAGTGGGTCGACGCCGCGACGGGCCGCGACCTGCGGTGCCTGATGGAGTGCGGGCTCACGTGGTGCAGGGTCAACGGAGATGATGCCCCTGAGTGGCTGGTGCAGCTTGACAAGGGGGAGGCCTACACACAGTTCCCCACCCTCGCCGAAGCCGCCTCCGCCGTCCGCAAGTGGCAGGCGGGGCAGGTTCCCAATGGCGGTCCCGATGGGACCCGTGGCTACCACGACGTAGCGGAGTTCTATCCTGCGCAGGAGCCCGCGCCTTCCCCCGAGGACGAAGCCCGCGCCCGGATCGCGGCGGCGGGGGCGAAGGTGCAACCCGCGTGCTCGGTGTATGCTGGTGCCGGTCAGGACGGATGGGCAGTCATGGCAGCAGATGGGACGGCACAGTGGGCGAACTCGCTGGACCTGTGCGCCGCCTTCGCCGAGGCCCACCGCGTCACGCAGGACACGCCCTGTGACGCGCCGGAGGCACCGGCTGAGGGGTAGGCGCGGAGCGGGGGTAACGGGACGGGAGAAGGCCGCACAATCGCAGACCTGCGGTGCCAGCCGCAGCAGCACCAACAGCCGCCGAACCGGGGAGTGAGCCAATGCCTTGCGCCGAAGTCGCTACGCTCGCCGATAGCACCGCCGCACTGGACGCACTCCGCCGCACCGAGACCCCCGCCGTCCAGCGCCTCGCCGATGAGTGCGCGGGCAGGCCACGCCTCAAGCCCCTCGCGCAGGACCTGTGCCGTCTCGCTGACCGCCTCAACGGGGCCATTGCGGGGATCATGGTCCCCGAGTGCAACGGTGACGGCAAAGAGACCCCGTTTGGCGACGTGGAGGTGTTGTCGGGGCCACGGGCCAAACGCGCCACGCTCAACATCTGGGCGCGGCGCTGCGTGTCGGCGCTGGTGGCGTACCCGGAGCCGGTGGGGGAGGCCTACTGCCTTGAGCGGATGCGGAAGACCTTCGATGCCGTGAAAGGGGGCCTTGACACGGACGGCTGAATGTGCTAGCATGTCCGCAATCGCTGGCCCCATAGCCAGCGGAGACAGGCGACAAGGGGAATTACCTCAGTAGCAGAGGGGCTGCCCAAGGCATCGCGCCGACAAGGTAGCACGTCGATGGTGCAAGTCCATCATTCCCCGCTCAGTAGACACAGAGTCTCGCCCTCACCGGCGGGGCTCTTTCGATTCCGGCCCCGGCTGCCCGGCCACGTGGCTACATGGGGACTGCTCAGGCGCTAAGCGCGGATGCCCCCCAACGGCGACGCCGGGGCCTGGACTATTGCCCGAGTGCCCATGTCGGGGCTCAAATGGTGCCTACGTCCGCAGGGGCCAGCTCGGGGTCACCCACCTGCCACGCGCAGGAGGGGTTCCTGCCTCGCTCGGTTGCGGATAGGTGGGCTTGAATGTGCCCATAGCCACCGCACCGGGCGGGGCCTGCGTAGGGTAGCGGAGGCAGGCAAGTACATGCCTGACCCGAGCCGCACGACGGCGGGAGCGATACACCTGCCGATGGGCTAAGGGCTGCCCCAGCCTAAGCAGCCCGCGCCGAGTCTTTGGGTAGTGGGCCACTGACGCGGGACAGACAACGCCTCGCGCTATCCGGTCGGCGTGTATGCCACCTACCTGTCGGGCGGCTCTTCAGAGCCGCCCGCGCCATCATCTTGGGGTAGTGGTCCCGGCTGCCTGCGGGTAGCCCAGCACCGCGCCCCATGCGACGCACTTGGGTGCCGATGCCCACGGGCTCAGGTACCCACCTGGGGAGCCGGGGCTACATGCTACCGCGCTCCCCTATCATCACCCCCCGCCTGACGGCGGGCATTGCCGTACCTCCTCCCCTCGCGGGTGGTGCCCGGCCTCGCCCCTCCTGTCGGGGCCGGGCACCGCTACGCACACGACACCAGAGGCTCACCAGTGGCAAGCAAGCCTACAGTCGAAACAAGCGGGCAGGTTCACGCCCCGGTGATGGTCGCACTGGCGGACCTCGTGAGCCACCCCAGGAATTACAGAGCCCATCCCCCGGGCCAAGTTGACGCCCTGCGCGCATCCCTGCGAGCCAACGGTGTCTACCGCAACGTGGTAGCGTCCAGTGACCGCGTGCTGTTGGCCGGGCACGGGGTAGTGGAGGCGGCGAAGGCGGAGGGGCTGACGGAGGTCCCGGTGGTGCTGCTGCCATTCGCGCACACGGACCCGAGGGCGGAGCGCGTGCTGGTCGCCGACAACGAGCTACAGCGGGGCGCGGAGGATGATGAGACCGCGCTGGCGGGGCTGCTTGCCGACCTGCAGCGCACCACGGGGCTGGAGGGCACCGGGTGGGATGATGGGGCGCTGGATACGCTCATAGCGGGCCTGCAGGCGGAGGAGTTCGGGAAGACGCAACTGGAGGACGCGGGGCCGCCTGAGCCGCTGCCCGATGCCATCACGCAGACGGGCGACGTGTGGCTGATGGGGGAACACCGGCTGGTGTGCGGGGACTGTACGGATGGGGCGGTGTGGGAGGCTGTGATGCAGGGGCGGAATGGCAGCCTGCTGTGGACAGACCCACCCTACGGGATAGCGATGGCACCAGCGTCCGTGGCTCGTGACCTTCCGGCCCTCGCCAACGACAACCTCGGTGACGAAGACTTCATGGCATTCCTCGTGGGTAGTATCGGCCAGGCATTCGAGCATTGCGCCGCTGGCTCAGAGGCCTACGTCTGCTGCGATTGGCGGAAGTACGATGTGTTCAAGAAAGCGATGGATGAGGTCGGCTGGCCTGTCAAGAACCTGATCGTCTGGAACAAGCGGACGAGGGCGCAGAACCTCAATCGGTTCGCCTTTGTCCATGAGTTCATCTGCTACTCTGGAGACATGGGGCCGCCGACGCTGGACACCAACGTGTGGGAGTGCGACAGGGAGTACAGCGACGAGCACCTGACACCAAAGCCTGTTGCGCTGGTCGGTAAAGCGATGGGCTACAGCAGTTCCCAGGGCGACATCGTAGCCGACCCGTTCATGGGTTCCGGCACCACCCTGATAGCCGCCGAGCAGTTGGGCCGCGTCTGCTACGGGATCGAGTTAGAGCCCCGCTACGTGGACGTGGCAGTCCGTCGCTGGCAGAACGCCACAGGCCGCACCGCGACGCTCGAAGCGACTGGGGAAGCGTTCCCCATCCCGCCGCAGGAGGCTGGTTGACGTGGCCGCACGCAAGCCCGCAGAGACACCGGGGGACAAGCCCAAGCGCACCCGCAAGCCCACTCCGGCTATGCTTGCCAGGGCGGCTGCAGAAACTGCAGAAGGCACCCCCACTGCGGACCCGCGCCTCGAAGCCTACAAGGCAGACCTCAAGCTGCTGAGCCCGGAGGACCGCCGCAAGCGCCTGCAGGCCATCTGGGCACGCGACCCGCGCATCACTGCCGAGACCGTGGCGGACCTCTTTGGGGTCAGCATCAGCACCATCAATCAGGACCGGATACTGATGAAGGCCGAGGCCAGCCAGCGCCTCGCCAACGACCCGGATGTTCAGAGCGACCTCTTCGGCCCCTACACGGAGATGCGCGACGCGGCCCTGGCCGACGCGGCGCAGGTGCCGGTCGCTGACCCGTCGCGGGCCTCGCATCGGCGGACAGCGCTCACGGCCCATGAGAAACTCGTGGACGTGATGTTCCGGTGCGGGTGGATAGCGGAGGCACCGAAGAAGCACGAGGTCACCGGGGCCGCAGGCGGGCCGGTGCAGGTGGAGAACTCAGGCCCCTCTGTCCTCGCTATCGTAGCCGACCCCGAGGCCTCCGCACTGGCCTCCGCCCTGGTCGCCCGCCTCTCAGAAGGCACGCCACTGGAACCCGACCATGAACCCGAAGCAGTTGACGAGGGCCCAGCGTAACGAGGTCGCCCGGCAGACCCCTGCGGGGCTGGCCTGGGTGCTGTCTGAGGGGCGCTGGGTCTGCGCACGCCACCTTGAGGTCTTGAACCGGAAGCTGCTGGACCTTGCCGCCGGGCGCATCCGCAGGCTGGCAGTCTTCATGCCCCCGCGTCACGGCAAAAGCCAGCTATGCTCGCGCTACTTTCCGGCATGGTTCCTGGGCACCTACCCCGACAGCCGCGTGATCCAGTGCGGCTACGGGTCGGCCTTCGCTGCCACCTGGGGCCGTCACGCTCGCAACGCCATCGACAACGCCTGCGACATGGGCGTGTTCGGGGCGCACGTGGACCCGGCCAAGTCCAGCGCTGACGAGTGGGAAATCCTCGGGCGTGAAGGTGGCATGTACGCGGTTGGGATCGGCGGCGGTGTCACGGGTCGCGGCGCGGACCTGCTGACCATTGACGACGCCTGCAAGTCCCGCGCTGAGGCCGAGAGCCCCACCTACCGCGAACGCACGTGGGACTGGTACACCGACGACGCCTATACCCGCCTACACCCCGGCGGGCGCGTGCTGCTGGTGGCGACACGCTGGCATCACGACGACCTGCCGGGGCGCATCCTGCAACTGGACGGAGGGCGCAACGAGTGGGACGTGTTGTGCTTCCCGGCCATCGCTGAGGAGGCAGACGCCCTTGAGCGGTCACCGGGCGAGGCCCTGTGGCCGGAGCGCTACCCGCTAACGGACCTTGAGGACCGCCGCAACACCCTGGGCAGCTACGGGTTCGCGGCCCTGTACCAGCAGCGCCCTGCCCCGCGTGAGGGCGGGATGTTCAAGCGCCACTGGTTTCGCATTGTGGACGCGGCCCCTGCCGAGGGCGACCGGGCGCGTGGGTGGGACCTTGCGGGCACGAGCGGCGGCGGTGACTTCACGGCGGGGGTGCGCCTGCTCAAGAACGGGGCCTTCTACGTGGAGGACGTTGCCCACGAGCAGCTAGGCCCGGCGGGTGTGCGGACGCTGGTGCGCAACATCGCAGAGCAGGACGGGATCGAAGTCCGCGTATCGCTGCCGCAGGACCCTGGACAGGCAGGCAAGGCGCAGGCCCTTGAGTTCACGCGGCTACTGAGCGGGTTCAATGTCCGGGTGACGCCAGAGACGGGCAGCAAGGCCCTGCGGGCGGAGGCCTTCGCGGCGCAGTGCGAGGCCGGGAATGTCTCGCTGGTGCGTGGCCCCTGGAACGCGAATTTCATCGACGAGTTCTGCGAGTTCAAGCCCGACGTCAACGACCAGCGCGATGACCTTGTGGACGCCACCAGCCGGGCCTTTGCGACGCTGGTGAGCAAGCGCACGCTGACCTACACCGAACTGTAATCATAGCCTGAAGGGCGGGTGGCATGGCTGGCATCGGCGACCGCTTCTGGAACTGGGTGGGCTCGCACCTCCGGGCCGATAGCGCGATGGCCCCCGTCTCCTACCGTGAGGGTTACGGTGGGGGCGTGCCTCAGCCCACCGATACCATCACGGAGCTTGAGTGGTCGTGGCGTCACGCCTACTTCTCGTCGTGCCTCGCGGTCATCGGTAGCAGCGCAATGGGCGTCCCGTTCAAGGTCATGCGCCTGCAGCCGGAGGGCGCAGGAGAGGGCACTCAGAAGCGCTCCCTGCGCGCGGTAGGGCCGCAGCACCTGCGCCACGCGGTCAGCCGGTCGTCCAGTATGCCCGCTGACGCCTACCGTGGCTGGCTCAAGACTCGTGGCCTGGAGGCCGTGGAGGCCGACGACAGCCACCCCCTGCGCGTGCTCTTTGACACCCCCAACAAGTACCTGGACACGTGGCCTGAGTTCATCTTCAAGAGCATGGTTCACGTGGTCGGTACGGGCGACTGCTACTGGGAGATGGTCGGCGGGGCGAACTTCGCGCCCCCCTCTGAGCTTTACCTGATGCAGCCCGACCGGGTGACCATCCTGCCCGACCGCGTAACCTGGATCGGTGGCTACAAGTACAAGGTGGGGTTCCAGGAGACCAAGTACGCCCCCGAGGAAGTCCTGCACTACAAGCTCCCGCACCCCATGAACGACCTCTACGGCCTGAGCCGCGCCGATACCCTGGACGCCGCGCTGAAGCTCAGCAACAACGCCTATCGGTTCAACAACAAGTTCTTCGAGAACGGAGCGTCGCTGTCCGGCTGGCTGGCCCCCGAGGGCGACGTGCAACTGGACATTGACGCAGAGGCCCGGATGCGCGAGATGTTCGCGGCCCGGCACATCGGGATTGCGAACATGGGCAAGGTTGGCCTGTTCAACGCGCCCATGAAGTTCATCCCGAGCAACGCCCCGCCCAAAGACCTGGAGTTCCGGGCGGCCATCGAGCAGGCGGAACACGAGATCAGCGGTGTGACGGGTGTTCCCCGTGCCCTGACCGGGCGGACTGCCGACGTGAACCGCAGCAACCTGGACGCGATGAAGGTCCTCTTCTGGACGCAGACCATGATGCCCAACTTCGCGCTGCTCTGCGCGCGGCTGAACGCGACCCTGTGCCCACGCTATGAAGAGGGCCTGTTCGTGGAGCCCGACTACAGCGGCGTGGAGGTCCTGCAGGAAGAGCAGAACGACCGCAGCACGCGGGCCGTGAACGAGTTTAACGCCTCCATCATCACCCGCAACGAGGCCCGCGAGGCCGCAGGTGAGGACCCGCTGGAGACCCCGGACGGCGACGTGTTCAAGGTCGCCAACACGGAGAAGTTCATCCCCGAGGGCACGGACCCGCAGGAGGCCCTTGACGAGGAGAAGGCTGCCAAGGAGCAGCAGGCACAGGACGCCGCCGACCGGCTCAAGGCGATGCAGCAGGCCCCCGCTGCTGACGCTGAGAAGCCCGTAGGCGCGACGCCAGCGAAGGCCGAGGGTAGCAACCCCCCCGCGCCAGCGCGGTCGCTGGCAGAGGCCCTGACAATGGGCGCGGTGACACGGGCCTTGCCAGACGGGTTCGGGGACGCGGACCACCTTGCGGCCATTGCGGCATTCGAGAGTGATGCACGCCCCTTTCGAGGCCAGGCTTGAGAAGCGCATCCGGCGGCTGGTCAAGCGCCTGGAGCGCGAGACGCTGGCGGCGCTGAGGGCCGGGCGCGATAGCGAGGTCACGGTCGTCCGCTACGCCGACGCGGGCATCCTGTTTGACGCGCAGGCCATCGGCGACGAGCTATGGGAGCTTGTCAAGGCCGACGTGACGGACGCCGAAGAGGCCGGGTTCAAGGCGCTTGTCAAGGACGCGCTCGAACACGGGATCGGGGTTGACCTGACGTTCGACGTTCGCAACCCGCGCACGCAAGCGCACCTGCGGATGAAGGAGTTACTGGTCAAGACCATCCCGCAGGGGTGGCATGAGAAGCTCCGCGATCAGTTGCTCCTCGGCAACGCCAACGGTGAGCCGGTTTCCAAGATTGCCCAGCGCGTGCAGGGCGTCTACGAAGGCCTGGGCGACTACTCGGCCCGGCGCATAGCCCAGACGGAGATCGTAGGGGGCTACAACAATGGCGCGTTTGCGGGCATGGTTGCGGCGGGTGTGGATCGGAAGCAGTGGATTAGCACGCTGGACAACCGCGTGCGCGACAGCCACGCGCTGATGTTCGGCGAGATAGCGCGGGTGGACATGCCGTTCAGCAACGGCCTGCAACACCCTGGCGGGGAGGGGCCTGCGGGCGAGGTCATAAACTGCTTCGTTGACGGGCAGGTGCCGGTGTTCACGAGCGAAGGTTGGAAGCCCATCAGCCGCATCGCTATAGGCGACAAGGTACTAACGCACCTTGGCAGGTTCCGCCCCGTGACGGCCACTCTGAAGGAGCCCGGATACAGAGGCGAGGTCGTGCGGATAGGCTTCGACGTTGTAGCGGGCGGGGGCAAGAAGAACAAGGCGCTGACCGTAACGCCTAACCACCAAGTCCTCACGGGGAGGGGTTGGGTGGCGGCCCGCGACGTGACTACGGAAGACACGCTGATAGCCGTTGGGCTCCCCTGCCCGACCTGTGGGAAGCGTTCGTTCATGTGGAACGCATCGGCCTACTGCAGCACCAGTTGCAGGAGCAAGGCCATCACCGCGAGGCAGTGGGCAGACCCGGATCACCGCGCGAACATGAGTGCCAAGACCACGGCACAACTGCACCGCGAGTATGCCAGTGGTGTGCGAGACCCGCAGGCCATCACGGTTGAGGCCCGCAAGGCGTCGGTCGCAAAGTACGGCCCTGGAGGATACATAGGCGTCAACCGAGAGGGCCTGCAGCCAGCCATCGAACAGGGCATCAAGGCCAAGTGGGGCAGCCGCCTGGACATGCTGAGACAGACGGCGTTTGTAGCCCTGGGGAAGTGCGGGCAAGGGTCTTCTCTCAACCGTTCAATGGCGCAGTTCCTCGGCAAGTGGCGCACAGAGGTCGTCCCTGAGTTCTCGGTGGGGCGGCGGCGGGTTGACTTCTACCTGCCGGAAGAGAAGCTCTTTGTGGAGTGCGACAGCGCGGCCTACCATTCCGACCAAGACGCCGAACTGCGGCGCGACCTGGAGATACTCTCGCAGTACCCGGACCACGAGATAGCGCACGTCTGGTACGGCGACGGCCCGCCACAGTGGACCTACCGCTCACTTGAGACCCTGAACCACGAGGGGCAGTATGGGCAGGTCGCCGTTCCCGTGCTGTCGGTGGAGGTGCGTCAGCCCAAGCGCGCACTGACCCGGTTCAATCTGGCGGTAGACGAAGACGAGAGCTACATCGCCAAGGGCATAGCGGTCCACAACTGCCGCTGCACCGTGGCTCCGTACTACGGCGAAGAGGCGAAGCCGGAGAAGAAGCCGCGTGCGCCGAAGGTAGAGGTGCCCGAGCCCGTCACGCCGGAGGCTGGCGTCCCGCAGTTCGCGACGGCCAAGGAAGCCGAAAAGTGGCTATCGGCAAAGTACCCGCATGTCGAATGGAAGCTAACAAGCATGGACCCCGAGGCGGCCCGTGAGGTGGCGCGTGGCGTCGTTGACTGTATGGAGGCCTGCCCGGCATCTGCGGCGAGGCTAAAGTCCGTTACTACACGCGCTCTTGGGAAGGGCTGCTGGGGCCTTACTGGAAGGGGAGAGATAGAGCTTAACAGGAAGCTCTTTGGCCCCGACTGGGTTGAGGGTAAGGCGGCCATGCTGGAGGCGTCTAAGATCGGATGGATTGCACAAAACACAGGCAACGCGCGAGGCGTCTTTACGCACGAATTTGGGCACGTCGTTACTGAGCACATAGCAGCCGACCCTTCGCGGTGGGCAAAGGCAAAGGACTGGTTTTACAAGAAGGACGCGCAGTCCCACGAGATAAGCAAGTATGCCCGCAAGGACGGCGCTGAGTTTGCATCTGAGGCCTTTTCATATAGTAGGCTCAACGCCCCGGAAGCATACCCCAGTATAGTGGATGAGTTCGTTAGAATGCTCGCGGAGGTTGGGGTCTAATGGCAAGCTATGCAGCGCCCGCCTGTCTCAAGTGCGCGCACTTCAACGAAGCCGACACCGTAGGGTTCACCTGCGCCGCCTTCCCTGAGGGTATCCCTGACGCGGTGCTTGTTGGCGGGGACCCGCATACTGAGCCCATCGAAGGCGACCACGGGCTGCGCTTTGAGGCCAAGCCTGCATGACCCCCGCCACCGTCCGCCGCTGGGTGCGCTGTTATCAGAAGGCCCTGCGCCTGGATGAGTGGCAGGTCGCCCTGGAGTGCGTGCCGCTACCGCAACTCGGCACGGACGAGACGTTGGGGCGCATCTACCCGCACTATGCGACCATGACCGCGACGTTAGAGGTCGCGACGGCGCGCTCAGACGCGGCGGTGAAGGCTACGCCTCTGCACGAGATGCTGC